GCTGGCGTGGACCGGATGTGTACCATTCGTATACCTTGTCAAACACTTCTGGGTTGTATGCACCCACTGCGGCGTCCTGCTCGGAGTGCGGATCATCGATAATCAGCACGTCAGCACCCTTACCAGTCACCGCACCACCAACTCCGATGGCAAAATAGTCGCCACCCTTGGATGTATTCCAGCGACCAGCGGCTTTTGAGTCGGTGGATAGGTCGATATCAGGGAAAATATCCTTGAAGTCTTGGTTTTCGAACAGGTTTCGCACTTTTCGGCCAAAGCCAACCGCTAATTCTGCGGTATGTGCGGTCTGAATCACCTTTTTCTCGGGGTATTTGCCCAGAAACCACGCAGGAAACAGGTAAGAAGCGAACTCCGACTTAGTATGTCGTGGTGGCATATTGACTATCAGTCGCTTCAGCTCGCCATTTGCCACTCTCTCGAACGCATCGGCCATTGTTCGGTGGTGCCTACCAGCAATAAACGCGGGCCAGACGTGCCGAACGAAAGTGAGGAAGTCGGTTTTACTGTTTTCCCTAGTCTTCGCCTTGTCTAGATCTTCAAGTAGCTTCAATAGCTCCTGTTTTTCTGTAGACGGCAGGGTTTGCAGAATATTTTGAACCTGATTAGGGTCAATATTCGCTAGCATTAGACAGGCTCAACGTAGCTTTCTTGTAAACGCTTCAATGCTTCTTCTGGCTCTTCCTCATCGGGTTCACAAATCGTGGTTATAAAGCTGTTCAGCCCGATGAATATGGCATCGAGGTCGCCTTCAGAAGAATTGATTTCGTAGGAGAAAGAACTTTCTCCACTGCTGTAGCTAATTTTGAAGTGCATGGTAAGTCCCCTTTCCCATGTTTAAAAGGTGGCGGGTAACTGACAGCAGGACTGCCAGCCACCCACCGTATGTCGTAACTGGGAGACTAGTTACATGGCGTTATGATAACACATATCGACAAATGTAAATACTTATTGAGTGATCTTTACAGATGGTTCCCCATAGTATAGACTATATAGTCTAGACTATTTTAAAATCTATTAAGATTTTAACTAGTTTAGACTATTTCAATTAGTCTAGACTATGTCTCCCCACTTATTTTTCTATGTAAAGTTCATTTGAACTTTTCACTTATCATATCTATTTTTTAAAGCCGGGCCGTGAACCTGCCGGTGTTGGATGGCACTCTAAAACGCACGGAGAAGCCCTGTATGCGATTTAAAAAGCAAAGGGGAGGGGTACTATCAAATCTTAGTCATTGTTTGTGTGGAACAGTGCGTACATGTGTGCGCCTACGCGTGTCTGCTGTGGGGGGTGACCACCGGGGTGGGGGTATAGAGATCATCCGGCTTTAGACGATACCCCCAGTTCTGCGAGACGATTGAGTAGCTCCTGCTCGATCTCACTGGCTGATCGGCTAGACTCAACCTGCTCAACACGATCACTGAACATCGCCACTGTCTTGCCCAGCAGTTCGAGAGACCGTACCCGGCTGGCGTCACTATTGTCCTCATTCGTGGCCTCGACATGGAGCCTCTCTAACACCAGCCTCTTCAAGCGAGCAGTGTCATGCAACGATGACTGCTCCATAGCGTCCTGAATGGCTTTGACCCTTTGTGCAACCTTTGCGTCTGACATGAGCTTACTGGCGTTGCACCACACGCTGGAATCCTTCATGCGCTCTGCGTTATACGCTTTACGGTACGCATTGGCTAACGTACTTCCCTTTGCTACCTCCTGAGCGAAGGCCTCCTGCTTTGCTGTGAGACCATCTTTGACTGATTGACCTGCTACTAGCTTCATTCTCTCTCCTGAGTGCCGTGTGTGTTTCGGGCGTTTGTAAAGTTTAGCTGAACTTTAGAATCATCCTACAGCAGGCGTCATTACTGGGATAGACTCGCTATCTATAACTTTTTTTACTTTTTTTGTTGAAACTTGTTGCATCTCAATTCAACTCTATGTTTATAATGGGCCATCGCAAACAACAGAGGATTTTTTACCGCACCGCAACAAAGACACTGGCAGTGCCAGACATATCGCAAAACCTGACCGATTGAAATATCGCGAGGGAGACCGCTCTGACTCAGACCGCCCCACTGTCTGACGAGTGCGAAGGGGAACCGCGAGAGACGCTCTTACACACCATTATCGTCTCGCTGGTTAAGTTAGAAGTACCGCCTGATCATTATGAGTGATTCAGGATCACGGTACGCTTTGTGTATTGCGCTATCAGCGTGACTGACGATCGGCAGTATCCGTGAAACACAGAGGAATCACTATGAAAATTTATGAGAGAAGTATTCGGATCGCACGTCATTACCTCAAGAATGACATGGTCAATAATTACAACCATATCTTGGATGGCTTGATTCGGTCTGCAATGTCAGACGAGGCCGTCACCTATCTCAAGGACGTCAAGTTCAAGGATATGGTGGACTACAAATTATTGAAGTTTGATGCATAAGAAGGGTAATCACCATGAAAACACTAGGAATCAAAAGACGTTATGCGGGTTGTTATGAAGTCATTAACCATGACTGGCCCGCAGACAATGGTCGCCTTGAAATCTACCAGTCAACCCTTGGCGGGTATCTCTACTGGAAATCATGCTATTGCGGCCCACATTTGTTCATGACACTGCGAGAGGCAAAAGCCTCGACATTCGCGGCACTTGAGAATGATGGTTTGGGAGTAACGGCTTAATCAGTGTCCTGCCACAGCGTCCCACGGGGCGTTGTGTCGGTCACACTGACCGCCTAGAAAAACTGAGGAGATTACTATGACTGACTATGCATCAACCACGATCACAGAACTGAAGCCGTTTGATGGATTCACTCATTTCCGCGCCCTTGTGACGCTTCCAAATCGTCGCACCTATCAAGTTGCAGGCACGTTCGATGATGGCTTTCAACCAAAAGCGAAGTACGGAATGATGGACTTTCAACGCGCCTTCAATCTTGGGGGAGCAACCATCAGAAACCCAAATGGCTATGGCCGTAAACAGGTTGCCGACACCGCCCACAAAGTCCGCTCTGACCTGCAAAGTGCAGTGATCAAGGCGCTTGTGGCTGAACAGATCGTAACACCTGACTTCTCTTAATCAGTGTCCTGCCCATGCATCGCTCGCGGTGCATGATCGGTCACACTGACCGTTTAAAAAATCAAAAGTCTGAGGAGACTATGATATGAACGACATGAATACTCAATTGGAAAAGCTGGGCCTGCCAACTACCATCGACTGGGTTCAAGACGATGGCGGTAGGTCTGCTGTTGGCTATAAGTCAAGAGTCAAGAAGGTGGATGACTGTGTCGTCCGCTCAATCTCTATCGCTCTTGATCTGCCGTATGAGCAGGTGTTCCGGGAGCTAATGTATATCGGCCTCGAGATGGGCCTTTACCCCAGCGCACCTCAAGTCTATGAGCGTTATCTCAAAGAGAATAACTGGGTCAAGAACAAGTGTCCGCGAGACTTTAAAGGAAGTTTGATCAAACTGCGCGATTGGATTTTCGCACCGTCTCGCGCTGTTGTATTGAACAGCGGTCACCTCACTGCCGTTGTGGACGGCAAGTGCCGCGACACATGGGACTGCACGTACCGCCCAGTCAATTCGTACTGGACACTAAAACGATAAGTCGAAACGCACCTGCGGGTGCGTCTGACCGGGGTTTACCTCCCGGCACTGACGAGACAGGTATCTCGAATTAATAGTCTAGGGAGACTAATCATGAAAAACTTTACTTTAAATTCTGCATCTGAGTTGGGCCGTTTGGAAAACGTGATCACTGGCGGTGAGTCAAAGATCGCTGGCACAAAAGCTGAGGTCAGCAATGCGATTATGGAGTCGTACTTACTTGTCATGACCGACATGGTCTGCAACGGCATTTATCCATCCAAGCCAAAAGACACACAGGTCAAATGGCCTGCTGGCATTGGCAAGGAGCGTGGCAAAGGTGACGGTCAGTTGATCGAAGCACTCATGGAGGCTGGCGTACAATCAAAGCCTTCCATCAAGCGTTTGAGCGAAGGCTCTGCCAAGGTCATGCACAAGCTTCTGAAGGAGTTTAAAGCTATTCCGAAGGCGGTTGACCCAGCGGATCAGAACGCTGTATTCGGTGAGGTGTCAAAGCTAATGGCTGAGAAGAATCTTCAGACTCAATCACAGATCGCGAAGTTTGTTGCACCTGTGAAGGAGCCTGTTGATCCTCTCGATGAGCTGGTCGAGGCAGTTGCCAAGCTGAACGATGCTGACCGCATCACTTTCGATCGCAAGCTGGCAGAGGCGTTGAAGTCCAAGGCTGAAGCTGAGGAAGCACAGCGGAAGGCTGAGGCTGAGGCAAAAGTTTGCAATAACACCGTCAAGGATATGCTCGATGCCTGAGCTTGATCTCTTTATGGCGATCCTTGGGGTCGCCTCCTTCTCTCTAGTCCTTGGATTCGCAGGCTTTTTAGCATGGCTGTTTGGATTCGAGGATTAGATTTCACTGTCCTGCCCAAGCGCATCCGTGTGGTGCGTTTGATCGGTCACAGTGACCGGAAAGTTCACCTGAACTTTTTTAATTTACTGAGGAGACTATCAAATGAAACTTTCACAAGCACAGCAGATTATTTCTGCTTCAGTCGAGTCCAACATGGCTATCAGCGGCTGGTCATCTAAGCGTATCGTGCCAATGCTCTGGGGTATCCCCGGTCTGGGCAAGTCCACGATTGTTCGCGCTGTCGCCGAATCTCTTGGCGTCGAGTGTGTAGTCATAAATCTGGCTGAGTACGATGCTGGCGAGCTGGCTGGCTATCCCATGCTGAAGGATGGCGAGATGGTTCGTTCGCGTCCACGCTGGTTGCCAGTGGATGGCAGTGGCATCTTGTTCCTTGACGAACTGGTTCAGGCTCCTGTTGCCAATCAGAACGTGGCACGTCAGTTAGTCAACGATGGCCGTATTGGCGAGCATCTGTTGGGCGATGGCTGGTCTGTCGTCTGTGCAGGCAATGACCTGTCCAATCGTGCTGGCACTAACGCCATGCCTTCTCACATGAAGGATGCGCTCTTGCATATCGATGTCGAGCCTTTTCTCGATGAGTCGCTCCGGTACTTCAACAACATTGGTGCGAGTCCTATGATCACTGGTTTCTTGGCGTTCAGCCCGGAGCATCTGTCGATGTTCAACAAGGACGTCAAGGCTTGTCCTTCTCCACGTTCTTGGGAGAAGGCCGATCAGATATTGGGTATGGGTCTCGATCCTGAGATCGAGTATCACGCCTTGTGCGGTACGCTGGGAGCTGAGGCATCTGCAAAGTTCAAGGCGTTTCAACAGGTCTATCGCGAGTTGCCTGATCCAGAGCTTCCATTGCGTGATCCGATGAACGCTCCGGTTCCATCTGAGCCATCTGTCTTATATGCAGTGGTTTCTTCCATCGCGTATCGCGTCAACAAGGAGAATGCCAAAAACTTCTGCGCTTACATGAAGCGTATCGTACAAGAAGAGTTCCAAGCATTCGGAATGAAGAGTGCGCTAGATCGTTTCAACGATTTGAAGCATGAGAAGGCGTTCCAGCAGTGGGCCATCGACGGTGGTGCTGATCTGGTTGTCGCATCACGGCAGGTTGCCTAGGAGGTTGTTATGAGAAATGCAACTAATATGCTGAGTCGTCCAAAGACTCAGCTTATGCTCCACAGTCCTTTCTTTGGAGCGATGTCAATGTCAACTCCTTGTGTCGAGGATTTTGGCATCAGCACTGCTTGTACCAATGGCAAATGGATTAAGTACAACCCGGACTACCTCCGCTCAATATCGGAGAACCAAGTCACGGGCGTAGTCATTCACGAGGTGATGCACATCACGAATAAGCATCCATTGCGTATGGGTAATCGAGACCCTCGCGTCTGGAACATAGCGACAGATAAGGCGATTAATATAATAATTATTGACGCTGGTTATGAACTTCCAGAGGGCGCGCTCATCGATCCAGATTGCAGGGGTATGTCGGCAGAAAAGATCTACAATCTTATGATGTCTGGCGAGATGCCAATACCAGAGGGTGATGAGTGGTCATTCGGTGAGATCGAGGCGCCTACGAACGACGATGGCAGTGCTATGAGCGAGTCCGAAATGGATCAGCTCGAAAGTGATATCAACGTCAAGGTGCTGTCGGCTTATGCCAATGCCAAAATGCGGGGCAAAGTCCCCGCTGGCATCGATGGCTTGATCGAGGAGATGTCCACGCCACAGGTTGACTGGCGTGACAAGCTACGGGTGTTCGTCGGTGGCGATCAGCCTGATGACTTCACTTGGGCCAAGCCTAATAAGAAGTTCATGCCTCACGGCATCTATCTTCCGACTGTCGAGCATTTCGGTGCAGGCGATATCGTCATCGGATGTGACACCAGTGCGTCTGTTTCAGACGAGGAGCTGGCTGTGTTCCTTGGCGAGATCAACGGTATGGCTCAGGATATGCAACCACGCTCGATCACTGTGATTGGGTGTGATGCGAAGGTGCAGTCTGTGGATTACTACGGTCAGGGTGAGGACGTTCAGTCCATCAACTCCAAAGGCCGTGGCGGTACAGAGGTTACCCCTGTGTTCGACTACATCGAGGAGCATGGCTTGCCATGCGATTCATTCATCTACTTCTCTGATATGTACGTCTATGATTTCCCTGATCATGCCCCTGACTATCCAGTCCTGTGGGTATCGACAGGAGCCACTGACGCACCTTGGGGAGAGGTAGTGAAGGCGAATCTCTAGTCACCTGCCCCAGCATCCGCGAGTCGGGTGCTGGTTCGGTCTGACTAGACCGCTTAGAAAAAACTGAGGAGACTATTATGAATATGGATAAACCTTCTTTGGGCGCGAAAGTGGAGGCCCAAGTGGCGTTTGTGAATGCCCTACTGGACGTGGTTCATGACACTGACGTTTTCTATCACTTGACTGCCCGTGACGAGTTACGCGCACGAAAGCACATCATCAAAATGGTGACAAAAAATGCCCATGAGATGAATGCGGAGCATGGCCTGTATCTGGCCGAAGAGTACGCACAGGAGCAGTTTGAAAGACGCAAGGAGGAGGGTGAGACACACGCAAATCGCTAGTCACTTGCCATAGCGCATCCAACGGGTGCGCTATCTCGATCTGACTAGATCGAAAAGTTCATGTGAACTTTTACATTATGAGGAGACGACTATGAATACAAATCAAATGAGTTTGGGCGAGGCATTGAAACGGGTGCTGGATCATGCTGACAGTTCTATTTTCGAATGGAACGAACAGGCTGTTCTGACCAGCGATGCAGAGACCTTGAGTGCATTGGCGATGGACATTCACTTTATGCAGGAAGCTGTCCGGGTGATTCGGTCACACAACATTGAGCATTTAGTTCGTGAAAGCAAGTGACAAAATCGCGTTGGGTCTAGCCTGTGCATATCTGGAGGACATTATCAACGGTGTTGGTGATCCTCAACAGAATGCCAAGCTAGCCCTACACCATTTAACTAATTTCAAAGAGGTGCGCGAGCTGATTGATCAGGTCGTGGAAGCCTTGGAGAAAAACTGAGGAGACTATTATGAACGGACAACAAATCCAAAGATCGATTGAGTTCTGTCGAGCAAGTATCGAACGGGAGTTCGATCAATTGGATATGCCCCATGTTTTACGGCCCATGCTTTTGCGGTCGGTGCATGATCACTTCCATGCCCGTGGCAATTGGGGGCTGGAGCGACTCGATGAAAATATACGGAGGGTCGAGCTACGCCCTGAGCTGTGGACATCTTGGTTCGAACCAGCCTGTCAGCGGTTCGGTGAAGAGACTGTGCAACGTGCCATAGACAGCGTCAGAGGCTGGCATGAAGCGATACGAGCGTGGCGAGTAGGGCGCGAGGTTGCAAAGCCAAAAACATTCAAAGATCGGATGCATAGAGCTTGTAATGAATGCAACGATGAAATGCATGACGCCTTTAATTATGCCGAAGGAAGGCACTACTCAATCACTTGGCACGTAGAGTTCGGTGTCGCTCCTAGAATCGAGCGCAGAGGGCATAGGCTTGATATCTATGTCACACCCGCTTGGAAGAAAAAGGTCGGCAAGAATAGAGCGGTGATGTTCCCCGATACAAAGCACCGGACATTCATCTATGATTCTGAGCCGATAGCTGATAGCGAAATGTCAGATCGTGGTGTCAAGTGCATGATGCTGAAAGGTGTTGGGGTAATGAAAGAACATTATTTCAAGACTGAACTATCAAGGCTTAACTATCGCTATGATCAGTTGAATACCAGCGAATACCTGTCTTATGTCGATGCATACAAGGAATACAGAATCGGTAATCTGAATCTGAGCCAGCTAGACGATGGAATATCAAAAGTTCTTGATGAATCTGAGACGCTCATCGAACACTACAAAGAGAACTGTCCCTATGAATACTCTTTGTATTACCTAGAGCATGAGACCCTAGATTTACAATCAATGGGTCACACCTTTCTCCATGCAAAAAATTTGTTGAACAGACGCCTAAAGAAAGCGACACTCGACGCATTAATTTAGTGGGAACGCCCGCTCCTCCATGCCTGTCGGACTACAGGTGAATCGGTCGATGTGTCGTGCTTGCGTCCACTAGACAATTTTTTGCGTGAGACACGATGGTAAGCTATGGGCGTTCGTTCTCTGAAGTGAACGGCAGAGGATTCATAGATAGCAAATCAACTGAATGTCTACCGCCCCCCTCTTCACGGAGGGGGGCTTTTTTTTCGTCCGTCAAAAAGTTTGTCGTGCGACAGAACGTTCGTCAGACTAACTCATTCCCAAAACAAAAGTTCAGGTGAACTTTTAGAACGGGCAATCTTTAGTTTTGAACCAATTCGCGTATCGATCTTGGAACTCTGTTCCAGCGTGATCATTGAACTGTGTAGTGACTGGGTTGTAATCCAGACTGCACTTCCCCTGCTTCCCTACCCAACTGAATCTACATTTCCAGATGTGGATCTCTGCCTCATACTTATCCTCATTGGGCCGGTGTACTGTCAGCCCCACATCCGCTTTTGCGAACCATGATGCCGATCCTGAGATGTCGTATCCCTTTGGCACTGGCAGTTTGCCATTCTCTCTCTGCTGTTTCGTGGGATGTGCCACAAACCAGACATGGACGTCGTTCGCTTTTGCGAAGGCGCAGACCTTGGTCAGCATTTCACTAATCCAGTCTGTTTCGCTCATCGAATACTGTCGTGCGATGTAGTTGTACGGGTCGATGACAGCGCCCCTGATCCCATGTCTCAGCACTGCGATCCGCAGTCTCTCCAGAATATCATCCAGAGAAACCAGCTTCCCATCCTTGTACGAAAGGAAGGTGAAGTGTTCGTTGATGAACGCAAAGGAGTCATCCAGTTCAGCCTCATCCATTCTTTCAGTAGCACCTTCAGAAAACGGCTTACCATTATGTTTTGAAAGAAGTTTTTGTAAGTGCAAACTAGGATAATTTTCGAAGCTACAAACCGCAAACTTGATTCCAAACATCATGGCCTGATTGACCATGATCTGATCGATGAACTCTGACTTACCAGATGAGGGGATTCCGGTGACGATGGTCAGTTGTCCGGGTGCTACCTTGTAGTAGTCATCCAGTTCCTCATAACCTGTCGTCAAACCTTTCTCCATTCCATGCTTATACATGTGCTTCACTTCCTCGAAGAAGTGAACCGCATCATAGATCCCACTGACCGGCCAAGGTTTTGCGCTGTCGATTAAATCCTGAAGACCCTCTTTTCCGTACAGACAAAGCACGTCATTCGCATCTTTACAGTCATCCGGCCAAGACACCGTCCAGCATCGGTCTCTGCCGATCCTTCTGGCAAGTTCCCTGCCCATCGTTTCTCCAGCCGAATCACCGTCGGTGGCAATAATTATTTTGCTGACAGAATCGAGCTGGTCTTTGGCCTCCCAGAGAAAGGCAAAGGTCTTGTCCTCCTTGGGATCTATAGTACCGTCTGAGAGCTTCTGTACGGCTCCATTTGGGACGCTAACAGCAGAGCTTATCCCTGCCTCCAGAAACGAAAGAGCGTCCATCTCACCCTCGCATATGATGAGTGAGTCATCCGGTTCAATACTATCGATGTTAAAAAACATTCGAAGTGGGTTGGTACAGGAGAAACCTTTGCTACCGAGTGATCGTATTTTTGCCCCTCGCTCTAGTCCGCAGTCAAGATACGGATACCCAATGCAAGGGACCACGCTTTGTTCTGAAGCAATCCAGTGGTCTGTGCTAAACAGTCTGGCTTGATCGGCAGTCTCTTTGGATATGCCTCGCTGTGACAACCAAGAGATGGCATCTTCAGTCAGTTGATTGTGAGGCACTGCCTTGACCTTGGGTGACTCGATAGCTACAGGTCGTTCGGTGATGGTGTTTTCGAAGGGGTAGATCCCATCCATGTTGCAGTGATGGCAGTTATAGATGATTCGATCACCGTATACCTTGACGGACAGACAGGGGTCGGATTTATTTTTTCTTTCTGTTGAGCAGTTTGGACATTTCTTTTTGTGCTGTCCGATAGGCAGAGTTCGGGCGTAATAAGACATCGCCTCTTCTACGTTCATATAACCTCCCAGTTACGGTATTACAAAAAATTTATTTGACGACGGGTAATCGCTCTCCTGTATTGGTCTGACTTTAATTTCTGCTCTTGGGTTTTCTTTATCCAAGTGCCAATAGATGTGCTTGATTTTGACTTGTCGATCATTTTTATAAATCTTGTTTTGCATATTGTCTAAGATCAATGACTCATCCAGATCAGGTCTTCTCGACGCATAATAAATGTGAATCTCAACGAAGAGGTCGCAATCAAATGGGTCATCCAGTTGAGGACACTGTAACGCAAAGTGCTTGCAGTAGTCCAAAGCCTTCTGTGATTTGATAACCCTTATTTTTCCTTTGATTAAGACAACTTTTCTAGAGTTCGCTTTACTAGTCGGCTCACCCAAGACAGTAAGACTAACAACATCCTTCTCTGTTTTTTGTTTCATCTTGTTGCGTCTTGCCCTTGAACTGGTTACAATATCATACTATAATCATCATAGGGCATAAGCCTGTGGGAGACAACATGAAAATAACTAACGTGCATAACGTGCCGGATCAGTTCGTTCGTTATGCCAGATCGGATAAGTATTCAAAAGGTGATGCTGACATAAGTGTCACCCAGCTAATCGATGCACCGCGCATATCTATACTGCGGCGGCAACATGATTCAGAGATGAGCAAGGACATCACAGAGATGACCTACGCTCTGCTCGGCACTGCCTGCCACCACATACTGGAACAGTCTGAGCCAGACCCAAATGAGATCCACGAAGAGCGCCTCTCAATAGAGATGTATGGGTGGAAGCTATCCGGGGCTATCGACGTTCAGTACTACGAAGCAGATGGCTCGATCACAATCATGGATTACAAGGTCACCTCTGCCTATGCAGTAATGAACGATAAACCTGAGTGGGAAAAGCAGTTGAACTGTTACGCCTATCTGGTGGAGAAGAATAAACAAAAGCCTGTTGACAGCCTGAAGATTGTCGCAGTCATTCGAGACTTTTCTAGACGAAAAGCCAAGGAAGCAAACTATCCAGATTCCAATATCCAAATCATCGATGTTCCTTGTTGGACCTACGAAGAGCGTCAGGATTACATCGGCAAAAGAATTACAGAGCATCAAGCCTGTCAGCAGAGCTTTGAGTTCTGCGATCCCTTGCCTCTCTGTTCTGATGAGGAGCGATGGGCAAGGCCTAGCAAGTGGGCTGTCATGAAGAAGGGCAGGAAAAGTGCAGTTAAACTTTTTGATGACCAACAACACGCAGAGTTGTTTATCAAAGACCAAGAAAAGGCGTGGAAAGAGGTCATGAACAGTGCCACGCCATTTTATATAGAGCATCGAGTCGGTGAAGACGTGCGGTGTGAAGAAAACTTTTGTGGTGTCGCGGAGTTTTGTGATCAGTACAAGAGAAAACAAAAAGGAGAAGTAAATGAGTGTTCATGATCAATCCAAAAAGCATAGAGAGTGCATGGAGGGCGTAACACAGTTGCTGGTTGATAATGCTATTGAACTAAAGGGCAAGCAGTATCTACAAGTCGTGCATCGCGTCAATCTGTTTAGACAAAATTATGGTCTGGCTTATAGCATCGACACGGAAATCCTTGTTGACGATGGCACACGGGTACTGATGGTTGCCTACATCAAAGACAATGATGGACGGGTTGTGGGTAAGGGTCACGCTGAAGAGATCAGAAATGCAGGACCAGTCAACAGGACATCAGCGATAGAGAACTGCGAGACCTCTGCGATTGGCAGGGCTTTGGCAAACATAGGCCTTGCTGGTAACGAATATGCCAGTGCCTTTGAGATGGGAAACATCGAGAACAAAGAAGAAGCCGTAGCTAGCCAAGAAAAGGCAAAGGTCAGTCAGGAGAAGCTAGAGGATAGCAAGAAAAAAGTAAAGGCTATTCAGAGTGAAGTTGACAAACAGCCCGAAAAAAAAGAAGAGCCACATCCAGAGGATGTAAAGCTGGTTGAAACTACGGCAGAGATTTTAGTGAAGAGTCTTGAGGGAAGTAGTCTGGATAGTTTGAGAAAAACTTGGGCATCCAACAAAGTGGTTCTTGAAAGCTGGAAAGATCAATATCAAGAAATTTATGAGCGTGTAGAGAAAGCCTTCAAGGACAAGGCTGAGGAACTTAAAAAAGAAGGAAAGGAGAATAATAGTGAATGACATAAGAAAGCCTACTGGTCGTCTTTGGAAAAATCTAAAGAAGACTATAGATAAGCATCCCGATATGAGGGGTGAATTGGAACTAACTCCAGAAGTGGTCAATGACATTATTCGTCAGCAAGACCTGATCAACAACAAACAAACAGACAGAGAATACGCCAAGATCGAAGTTGTAGGTTGGGCAAAGCATGGGCCAAGGGCTGGCAAGTATTTAAGTTTGAAAGGCAATGTGTTGCGGGAAACAGATGAACAGGGATCTACACCAAAACCTGCTCCCCCTCCTGCACCTCCTGTGAGCGATGATGAGATACCGTTCTAAAGCATATCTCAAGACTTTGCGGGGTCTTCCCTGTTTAGTTTGCGGTCAGCCCTCTGAGGCTCACCATGTTACTTACGCAGAGCCAAACGCTCTGTCTAGAAAAGTGGGTGACAACTGGTGTGTGCCTTTGTGCAGAACCCATCATAGTGAACTCCACTTATTTGGAGATGAAAGATTGTGGTGGGCGATACAAGGGATTGATCCGCTTGAAAGTGCAACTGAACTTTTCAACAAATTTAAGGAAAACAAATGACTAGTTTTTTGTATTCAGTGCGAGATGAATCGATGCTGTCGGAAACATACTTCCCGACTCGCAAACAGGCGATTCAATTCGCACATGATTTAACTCACCACGATGAGCCTGTGCCAGTAGAAATGCATGAGTACCAATACAAGCATCACTTGGCAACCTTGTTAAACATGGCTTATCAGCAAGGTAGGAAGGACGGACAAAATGCAAACAGTCCAATTTGAAGCGGTCAAGATATCAATGACTCAGTCATCAGATGGCATCGTCTTGAAGCTAGGCATTCATCCAGATGATCTGTCAGATAAATTGTTTAGCGACTACGTTGGTTCTCGATACATGGTTGCTATGGCAAAGATCATGGACGATGAACAGCCAGAGCCTACAAAAGATGACATCAAGCGTGTCAAGGATTCGTGCTGTGCTTTGTGTCGTGAGCCTAAGTTTCAGGCTTGGTTGCTAAGAGATCAGAGCGTGGACGTAAACGAAAACAACGCAGTGTCTTTTTTGAGAGAGCAACTGGGTATCAGTTCTCGATCAGAGCTAGACACTAATTCAATCGCCAGAGCGGCATTTATAGATATAAGGGAGGAGTTTCAGCTATGGCTGAAGACATCGGTAACATCCAAACTATAGCAGGGGTAGAGGTTTTAACCACAAACCAACTTTGCAAATACTTGGGTATTAGTAGGAATAGGTTATACACAATTAGGAACACAGACGATAGTTTTCCGAGTCCGTTCACATTTACAGATGACAAGGGCGGTCTTAAGTGGAAGCTGGAGAGTGTAAAACAATGGGCCTTAAAAAAGATGGAGAGCAGTCATGAAGAGTGATGAGCAAAGACTTTTAGAATATCTAAAAGAAAACAGGCGGATCACTAGAGCAGAGTGCTGGGAAAAGCTGGGGTTCTTCAACCTTCCTGCTCGCATCTATGATCTCAAGGCCAAGGGGCATTTGATTTACACCGAATGGGGTAAGAACGAAACCAAAAGGTGGGCGATATACGTCTACTGTGATCCGGTTGAGGCAACGGGAGATGTAACCAGTGTATGATCTTGCAAATGAAATCATTGCGGGACTTGGTGCGCCTAAGCGATCTTTTGGAGTCCCGGTATATAAAGGGCGGTTCGCCACATGGCAATTGCAACAGACAAGAGCCGATATCATCGGGGCAACTAAGGTTTCGATATCGAATAATCTATTAGAACACGCGGTCAACGCATCGTTTATGCGGCCCGCGAAGATGTTTGATATCTTGCATCACGCCATCCCGCCTTTTGAAAGTTTATGGATCGAATGGGATTCCTCAGTTTCTATTCGACTCATAGGTGAGTTTTACAACTCAAAAGGAATCAAATATAAATCCGATAATGAAAATCAAAAATGCGGATACCTGATTCAGCGGACAGTCAATGGCAATTTCTCCTACTCTCAGTTCGTCTTAGGTGGGACTGATAAGCCAGAAATATTTTTCTCGCCATGCTCTGCATACATTTCCCATGATCCATTGATCATGGATAACCAAGATCTCGCAATCAATAAACGGCATAACATTGAGGAGTGGGGCAGGAGCGGTCAGATATTCGAAGTACTTGGCGGGGGTGATGTTCGTTTCAATCAGGAACTAAATGACACGTTCAATCAATTTGTGATGGGGACAGGCTATCATCAGATCTATTCAAAATCTGGTGATCGACAGACTATCAATCAAATCATTAACCGTGTAGGCATCGGTCGGCATCCGCTGTCACACGTAGGGTTTGGGCCGATGTTCAATGGGGATGAGCATAGATTTGCCGATATATTTTGGGAGCAAGCTCCCGAAATGTTTTTCGAAATGACAGCAGGGGATCTGCGATTACTGATGAGTATTATAGGTCTATGGAATTATCCGAACCATGTATTTGAGAAAGGGTATTCCAAGACAGAAAACACAGGCATCAAATGGGGCAAGCGTATTCCAAAGAACGAAGTGCGTACACTGGATATCGAGCTACCAAAGCCTGACGGTGTAAAGATGTATGAAAAGATGTTCCGTGGATTTGGAGCGCCAAAGAGACAGCATCTACGTCGGGGCCATTGGCGACACTTGCACAAGCAGGACGGATCTATTCAAAGAGTATGGATTAATGAACAGCTTGTCGGAGATCCATCGCTAGGGGTCATCGATCATAATTATAATCTGAAGCGTAACTGAACCGGAGACACTAATATGTTTAGCACCTTCAAGAAGCCAGTGAAACGAACATATTTGGTACAGCAGTACCACTCACCCCGATTGCCAAGAACATTTTATGTGGAGTCTGACGGGGAAGCAGTGACCCCACGAACCAGTATGAAATCGCAAGCTAACTACTGGCGTTTACTTCTGGAGAATGGGTATCACCTAAAATACGAAGATGGTTCCAAAGAATTGTTCTTCATCAAGGGCGACAACACGGTCCATCAGTTGATAGTCGGGGCGTCTGATGAGTGACATGATTTGTGTTCCTGCTGAAAAGTTAGTGTGGTGGGCATACTTCTCAGACATTATGGCAATCACTGGGTTTATTCTGTCGGGTTGTTTGTTGGTGACCGGGATAAGCGTATACAGATTTCTGAGAGTTCCGCCTAAAAAGTTCAACTGAACTTAAATTAAACTCGCCCTCTTGGCGGCTTCAACATACTGTCTTGCTAATTTATTTTTCTCTATTCTTAGCTTTCTCATCATCTCTGTTTTTTGGGCAGGAGACAGGGTCGGTGAAGTCATGATTGCATTCAACTCATTGTTGATTCTGGTCAACTGTGTTGCCGCACGATTGAATACTTTCCTCATTCCCAAAGGAACATCCTGTCTTGCCATCAACTGGTTGACTCGATCAGTATCGTTTTTATCTGCGGCATCTTGGATCGATTTGGTAAGCTGATCCAGATCTCTGCGGACAGTATAGAAGTCTTGGACAAAGCGACTCGTTTGATCTCCCTCAACAGTAAAGAATCTAGTCAGTCCTAATGC